TATGGATATCCTGAGCAATGGGGTTTAGAGCCTACGTTTCAAGAATATCTTGAGCATTTGTGGGAAATGATGGGCGAAATATATAGGGTTCTTAAACCAAATGGAACCGTATGGATAAATTTAGGAGATACATATAATAGTGGCGGCAATACAAGAAGTAACAAAGATGGGCAATCTGAGGGTTTAATAAAACACGAATATTTGCAAAATACCGGGTTTACGAAATCGGACATTAAATTAAATGGTAAACCAAAATGTCTTTTACTTATACCACATAGATTTGCCATTGGTTGTATTGATAGAGGATGGATAGTTCGTAATGACATTATTTGGGCAAAAAGAAATGGTATGCCAGAGTCTGTTACTGATAGGTTTGCTAAAAAGCACGAATACATATTTTTTATGGCAAAACAGGAAAAATATTATTTTGATTTAGATAGTATTCGTGATAAACACAAATGGGCGCATGACAAAAGAAACGACGGTAAAAGGCACGAATACGAGGAAGGTGTTAAATCTCAAAACAATAAATGGCTTGCTACAAATGCGGTATCGTTTAGTCCTAATGGGAAAAATCCCGGCTCTGTTTCTGATTTCTGGGATGTAACCACAAAAGGAAGTAGTAGTGAGCATTACGCAGCATATAATGATGAATTAATTAAAAAGCCAATACTTGCTGGCTGCCCCGAGGGTGGGATTATTTACGATCCTTTCATGGGGACAGGCAGTACTGCGGAAGCGGCCTTAAGGGCAAATCGTAACTTTATAGGAAGCGAAATGGGTGAAAAGTATTGTAAAATAGCGGAAGAAAGGCTTAACCCGTTCTTAATCCAACAAAAGCTCTTTTAATGGCAATCGTTAGAAACATACAGAACAACACCTTTTACCGATACCTTGGTGATAATAAGTACAGAAACTTAATTACGGGTGTGGAGGGGGAAATCGCGGAAGAGCTTGCCCGAAAGATATTTAAGATAAACGTAGAAATGACGACACTATGCGAGGACTTCCCCGACATAGAAAAATTAATAAAATCATTACAATTAAAAGCCGATAAAAATGAAGACACCACTAACTCAGGCTCTTGAGTGGATAGAAGAGCGTTATCAGATTTCTATACCAGCAGCAAAAAAGCAAGAGTTTTTACAAAGCGAAAAGCAAGCCATATTTGATGCGTGGGACGATGGCCACGCGGTAGGCGACCTATCTATAATTATAACCGACTCGGGAGAATATTATAACAATACATACACAAACGATACTGGCTCTCGATAACCAGCAATTTTATGTCAGGATTAGTAAAGGGTGGAGGAAGCTACATTTACCTCAATATCAAAGAGGGTAAGCTTATCCACAAAAACAAACAAGGAGAAGTAGAGACTTACGATGGTGTAGGGGGAAGAATTGACAAAGTGGAATTTGTCAAGGACGAGTACGAGGGCAAGCCCTATGAAAAGGCTAACATTTACATTAGCCACGTTGACCAAAACTTTATCCTCCAAATGCGGGTAGATAGCGGTTACTTCAGAAACTTCTGTAATGCCCTGAAAAACGGTGATGTAAAAAAAGAAACATTTATTAAGCCCGCCTATAGCAAGGACTCAAACGGGAAATCGGTAGCCACCTGTTTTGTCTCTCAGAACGGGAAATACCTAAAGCACGCCCATACAAAGGATAATCCGGGAAATCTTCCCCAACTTGAAAAAGTAACCTTCAAGGGCGAAACAAAGTACGACAACGCCAAGCAATTAGAGTACTGGAAGAACTGGCTTAGTAAGGCTGTCGGGGAAAATGTGCCACCCGTACCAGAAGCAACAGAGGATGAGACAGATCTTCCTTTTTGATTATGATTGGATCAATATACCTCTTTGACTTTGACGGCGCCTTGCTCAAGTTTGCTCAGTATGAGTCGGTCAGCCACCGCAATCGAATTATTGATGGCTGGAGGAAGCTTATTGGCAAGAAATTTGGACGGATGTATTTACAAGTAGCTCCGGGGCTTGCTTCTCGGGCCAGACCTAAAATATAAAGGGCAGGAACTTTCCTGCCCTATTGCCGTCTTATCGAACCGAAGACCAACCCGATTAATAATTAAAAACGGCAATTACTTACCCTTGCGGAACTCTACACCAATAAAGACCTTGGTGCTGTCCTTAACTACCTTACCGTCAATGTATTGCTTTTGAACGGTTACGCAGGATGTCAGGGAAGATGCGATACAGGCTATTACAGCCACAATGATTAGTTTTTTCATAGATGCAAAGTTACTCCATTATTAGAATGTAGTGGGAAGTTTTACCACCCGATTTGTAATAATGCTTAACTCCGGGCAATTGTTGGTTCTTTTGCAGAAGCCTTTGAATATACTGCCTAGAAACCCCCCGAGATTTAGCATATTGCGTTGTAGACATTATAGTTATCATATAGCAAATGTATAAAATTGGTTGCTAATTAGCAACCCTAGTGCATGAAATTTGCGTAAAGTTTCAGGCCCCTAACACATATAAAGAGAGAGAGAACACACCCCCGTATCTTCCCGCCACACCTTAGCCCCCCTATGGATTAAGACAACAGACCAAGCGGCACGACTTCCCGCGACACCTTACCCGATCCCCTAACAGATAAGACAAGGGCATACAATACCCGCCCAACCTCACGACTTCCCGCAACACATCAAGCCAATAAGGGCAAAAGACCACCACCCCGCCACCCCCCCAAGCAAACCGCCGCAACCTGATACACGGCAAACCAATAAAAATAGGGGTACCCGCTTAATAAAAAACAAAACCCAAAAAAAAACAGAACTTAAAATTTTGTCGTAGACCCCTACAAGAGCGTACCCGAAGCTAAAAACCCGACCCTAAGAATAGGGCCGGGCAAAACAAACAAACAATGAAAACGCAAGGGGTAAAGGTAGTTTAATGGCTGTGGATTACTTCCCCAAACTTTTTTCATAAAAAATTTGGAAAGCGTATTTAACAATATTATATTTGCCCTACATAAGCAAGCAATTTGTATACCCCGCCTGTATTTCTATACTGGGCGGCTTTTTTTTCGCAAACAAACAAACAATGATATGACGCAAACATTAATTCAGCTATTAAAAGATGCGGAGCCAGTCTTTGCTCGACTAGGCGAATTTGAGGCATCTTCCGAATCCCTTCCTGAAGTCCTTGAGTGGATAGACCGCTGCGAGCCGCCCGCCTCTTGGATACTGGAACTTCCCTCACAGATTAGAGAAGGCACTTACAAGACCATACCGATAGATGTCATGGAGGCTTCTGTAAGGCGTATATTTGGCTATAGAAGCGGTATTGTTGATATTGAGGCCAAGAGTCCTATTCAGGACAAGTCGGGCAGATTTTCGAGCCTTGTGGTCGTAGGATACAGTCTGGATGGCTGTTTTGGCCCTCATTACTTAAGAGGTGTGGCTACCGTGACTTCCCCGAACATACAAGGCTTAGAATTAGCCGTACCAAAGGCATCCTCAATGGCAGTAAAGAACGCCCTAAAGCAGTTAGGGGGCTTATTCGGCAAATACCTCAACCGCGAGGAGGAAGAAAACATCGTGGTCGTAGAATCAGTCAGCGTGCAGGAGAAGATAGAATCGCTACCCGATGAAATCAGAAAGGTACAAACCTTAGAGGATCTAAAGACCTTCCATAAGCTCGTTTATAGCAAGAGTATCAGCCACGAAGTGCAAGCTGTTTATGAGCAAAGATTCAGAGAGCTTAAAGGCAAATAATTGTAAAACAACATACTACAACTACGAAAACTATCGTACAATGAACTGGAATGAAACCAAAATCAGATGCTCTTGCCTCGGTAAAATTATGACACCCGGCAAGGGGACGGTGCTAACTGAGAAGCAGAGTGAGGAGCTGGAGAGACTGGCAGGACTTCCCCGCACAGAAAAACAAGAATCCACTTATCAGAGACTACTAGAGAAGAAGAACGCTCCCCCAGAACTATCAGATACTGCTAAATCTTACCTTAGAGAAGTCTACCTCTTCAATAAGTACGGCAAAGAAACTGCCGGAGGATCAGAAAGGAGCAAGTACACCATCAAGGGTGTATCGGTAGAGGGCGACAGCATCAAGCTATTAATGCGTCTGGACGGCCAGAGATACCTTAAAAACGAGGATTTCTTCAGCAACGACTTCATAATGGGCACACCAGACATCGTAGTCCGTGATGAGGCTGGAAATGCCACTAAAATCATCGACATCAAGTCATCGTGGGACGGAGCAAGCCTACTTGCTAACCTCGGACAGCCCCTAAACTCCAATTATTTCTACCAAGTGCAGGGTTATATGGCTCTAACGGGTGCTACCGAGGCTGAAATCGCTTATTGTCTTGTTTCGATGCCCGATGAAATCATTAATAGCGAGAAAAAACGCATTTACTACCTTATGAACCCCGCAACTGAGGACAATGCGGACTATAAAAAGGCAATAGAGCGCCTCGAAAACAACATGACCTTCGGAGATATACCCGAAACTGAACGCATTATCAAGTTTAAGGTACCAAGAGACGAGCAAGTAATCGAAAATATGTACCAAAAAGTACAACAATGCCGCCAATGGTTAGCGGAATTTGAGGAAATGCACACCAAAATCAACGTAATTTGACTTATTTGCACAATATAGAGTGCAAAATGGGTTATATTTGGGTACTTTTATGGAAAGAAAAAGAATAATACTCGACATTACCCCGCAGACGCATATCCGATCAACTCAAGGAGACCGAATTTTCTTTCGCATCCCAAGAAACAAGCTGAACCCAAGTGGTTTATATAGATTACAAAGGCTTGAAAAGTATAATGATTACAAAGCATCATTACTAGCCTTGGCTAAAAAAGAAAAGCTTAGGTTCCCTCAACAAGGACTTGAGGTAAATTTTTATTTGCCAGTACCGAAATCTTGGCGAGAACACAAAAAAAGAAAGATGCACCTTGAGGGACACACCAATAAGCCTGATTTGTCTAATCTCCTTAAGGCTTTAGAAGATGGCTTGCTAAAGGAAGACAAAATGATTTTCCATTATGCTGGCCTTTCAAAAAGGTGGGTTAATCAAGAACGTGGTTACATAGAGTTTATATTTCATTTACCATCTATCAAAAGCCCAGACTTGCTAATGTGAAAAAAATACCCATTTTATTTGAGCCCAATTGTTCTTGGCATCGTTACGCAAGCGGAGTCTACAAGCTTAGTTTTGGTCACAGATTTTACATAGGTAGAACAAACCTATTGTACACTAGGTGGTATTCTCATTTTAACGATATCAATAAATTAATTAACGGATCTAAAAGTCCGACCCTTGAATATTATGGTGATACTGCTCGATATTTAATTGAAAACCCAAAGATAAAAGTTGGATACATTCAACTCATAGCCGTTTGCCAATCATTTGACGAAATGTGTATTGTTGAAAATTCCATACTAAATTCTTATTGATATCGTTAAAATGAGAATAC